GATCTGTTTGGCCTCCTCCAAAAGCTCCATGATGAAGCTGGCATAGCCGGTAGCACAATCCTCCATCTCAGCGTTGTACCAGTCGAGATTTTCGGTAGGGTCTGTAGCTTCCATGCCGAGAGCCTTGCGGAGCTTGTACTCACAAAGGGAGTGGGCATCGGAGACTTCTGCAGCATAGTTGCTGCCTTTATCCTCATAGGTTTCGCAGAGTCTTGCTGACGGTGGGCAGTGGAGCCAGCGGTCAGAAGATGATGCGGAGAGGATTGAATGTCCTTTAGGTGGCATATTAGAGCACCTCCACTTCCCTAAGCAGGGCTTCATAATGTTTCGGGTCTACGAGTGACAACTTGCTTGCACCGTACTTTTTAAGAAGCTCTCGAATTTCAGCTGTATGCCCGGCACGAGATTTATCAGCCAGAACAGCTCGAACTTCCTCAAGGGTCAATGCAGTTTTCGCAGGAGCAGCAGGGGCTTCTGCTTTTTCAGTAGCTTCGGATGCTCCTCCAAACTGCTGTGCGAGCCAGTTTGCTACATCGTTAATAGCAGCGGCGGCATTTCTCAGCTCTTCGATGGTCATAGCCATATCGCTCATTTTTGACATTTTCTGTTCCTCCTTCCTCGGATTGTCTGTGTGCGGCGATGATTCTGAGATTCTTCGCCATTCTTGCGGATACCTGACTGATTGCAGTGAGAGTAGCAATCACTTCTGCGTCAGTGCCGCTTCGGTTGTGAAAAGTCTGTTTCACGATGTTCACCTCGCTTTCTGTAGGTCGCTTTGTTTCGCCTTACACTACTCAATGGAGGTGAGAGGGCCGTTTGGCCGAAAAATATAAGAAATTTTTTTGAAAAGAAAAATCGTCTCCTGAAAAATCAGAGGACGACCATTCATGTTAGATGTAGTCCTTAAGCTCGGAGCGGAGTTTCTGGAACAGCTTGTCCCTACGATATACAAAGGTACTGCGAGAGAGCCCCATTTTCTTGCCACAGTCACGCTCAGATTTTCCCTGCATAACAAGCTGACAGATAAGACGACCTTCCGGGTCCAGCTCGTTCAGCTTTGCGTAGAGAGCGTGAAGAAGTTCTGCATTCTCTAATACTTCAGCGATAGCAGCAGATTCATCTGACATATCATCAAGCCAGCTCTTTTCATTTCCTTCACCGTCGCTTACGGTGTTATCGAGAGAAAGCTGGTCGCCAGCCTTGGCATACGGACAGGTCATACAGTCCATGTCGCATAAATAGCGTTTGCTTGCAGGGCAGACACAACGGCCATGTTCCTGCTGGCGTTTACGGTAGGCGTTGATGTCACGGTAGTAGTTCGTGTAGAACTCCTTGTTTACGTCTACCCAGCTTTTGGATTCCTTGATGTAGATACGATACTGTTTGCTCTGATTGTCTTTGTTTGCCATAACATTTACCTCCTGTGATTGGCATAGATTTGTGACCAGTCACAGGTGGAAACAGAGATTTCAGGCATATTTCGCTGTAGAGTTTATTGTTCGTTCATACTCGCTACATTGAAAATAATGTCGAAAAGTGTTATGATGATTTAGTAGGGTTTGTTGGGGGTTGCTCTGGTTTATATTCATCAGATTCGACGGCCGACAAACATCAAAAAATCCCTGTGGCTTTTCACAGGGCTAGAAAATAGTAAGTTGAGTAGGCCTGCCATTCACAGTTGAGTAAGTTGAGTAGGTAAATTTGGTTAGAGGGACAATCAATGACAAAAAATGAAAATTTAAGACTGTGTGGCGGTACGTTTTTCACCTTGCTTTTAGAGGCTAGAAAGCAACTGCTGGGTGCAAATGAACACTACGCAGGAAAAAAAGATGGATTAACTGAATATGAAACTTTGATTGGTTTGGCCAGAGTGATACGTTCTGATTTAGCGACACCAATGCCGACTGAAATTAAAACAATTCAGGGTAACGCTTCAGAATATAAGAAATGTAAGAATGCAGGCGGAGGCTACTTCCCGTT